CCCGCCCGGTGGCGAAACCGGGCGGGTAATGCGCTATGATTAGAATTTTACGGTATTATTGTACCACTTTTGCTGTGACACGTCCATGACATCTTTTTGACATCGGACTAAGACATTTCCAGGGCGTCGATCCCAAACATCAGCATCGAGATTTTATCCACCGCTGCATCATGGTCACGGTAAACCTGCCGGGCGCTCACGTTTTCCTGCATTGCGATCTGCTCCACAGGCTTGGCGGTCTCGTCAATGTACATGGCCTTGATGATGCGCAGGCCCCGCTTCAGAGCTTCATTGTCGCTCTGGGCGCAGTAGGTTTCGTACAGGCCAAGCATTGCATCGATATGGCGAATCATGATTTTAGTGCGCCGGCAGCTGTTGCGGATGGATTCAACCGTAATGGCATTGTTCCGCTGGAGCATCATGTCCAGCAGTTCCAGTGCGGTTTCTTCCTCCTGACCATCATGTTCGCCAGCCTCGTCCGTATAGACCGCACCCGTGCAATGTTTTTTGAACATCCGGTAGTTCTTCAGGAGCAACTTCGTGTTCCGCAACCGGCGGTCACACCGGCCTGCGGCTTTACGGGCCTGCTCGGCCACAACTTCCTTTGCACCCTCGCGGGCAGCTTTGCGGGCAGTTTCTTCGATGAACGCCATCATATCTTCCGGGATAGTCATTTTGCGCATCCTCCTGTTCTACGTTGCCAAAATCCATCAATTTAGGTATAATAGAATTGCTTTTCTCGGGGGATTGCGCAAGCAGTCCTCTTTTTGTTTGCTCAAATTGCGCTCATGCGGCGGGAAATTTCACTCTGGCTCAAAACGGCCAGCGGCTGGCGGGTAATGCCGCGCTCTGCTGCCATCTTAGCCGATACGGCCTCCATTGCCCGCAGCATATCTGCCCTCTGGGCTTCTGCGGAGCCGCCGGGCAGGATATGATCTTTGCTTTCCCGCATATCGTTGATTTTGAGTTCTTCCTGCAAAGCCTGTTCCGAACAGCGGCGAAGCAGTTCCATTGCATAGGCTTCACCGTCCTGCTCTACCCATCCGATGTACTGCCGGTAGTTATCCAGCGTTTCCTGCTTCAAGCGGGCAAGCCGTTCCTTGCCGAAGCCGAAGGTCAGGTGCGTTGTTGCCGCCATAACCAGCCAGGCGATCTCTGCGCCCTCGTTCTGGGCCATGCGGAGCTGCTCTTCCCTGCGGTTGCGCGGAGCCTTGGTCTGCGGAAGCCGGACCTCAAAATCACAGATACCTTTCAAGTCCTCCCGCATGGCATCCGTTGCACTCTTGCGGTTCTCGGTCAGGATTTTTGTCCTATACCGCTGCTGAAACTCGTGCATCTCATTACAGGCCCGCTCCAAGCGTGTGGCTCCAATGCCCTCTTCCTGGTGCATAGCCACCACCATACACCAAGTGAAGATCTGCGCCGCCTTATCCCGTTCATCAGCCCGCTGCTGGCGAATGTTCTTCATCTGTTTTGCCATCTCCAATCTTTGCACCCGAAAATTTTTGCTAGGAATCTTCTCGCTTTGCCGCAGTCCCAACGGCTTTTGCACCACTGACACCGGCCATTGCACAGGAACGCCAGATGTGCTTTCATGTGCCCTCCTTTGCATTTTTGACCTTCGGTCCAGCCATGTGGCTTACAGCCCAAGACCAACCTACCATAGGCAATGCAGCCACAATCAGGATGATTCCGGCCGCATCCACGACCATCGGACTAAAGAAAATTTCACGAATCAGATTCATTAGATTCCTCCGCATTCACTATAAGTCCCGAAATTCCAGCGTTCTCTTTTGCATAGCCCACAGCTTCTTCTGCGGATACTGCCCACACATAAGATTTTTTGAGCAGTTCCTTACTCACTGGGGATCTATATTCCACTTTATACTTATGAACTATTTTCCACTGCCGGCGAGGTGCCGATGTTCCCTGCCAATACGCTGCTACCAGTTTTTGCTCTTCTACGCATACCGGGCGCAGCATTCCAAAATTGGGGTGTTCATAAGCTACTTTCTGCAAGGCTTCTTCTACGGCTTTCGGAGTGTTTTCTTCATGAATCCATGCAGAGAACATACATTTTTCTACCGTATCATTTTTTCTTGCTTCGATTGCGACCTCATAGCACGGCACCCTTATTCACTCCTTTCCTGCCCGCCGATTGAAGTACATCACCGGCGAAACGCCGCGTTCATCACAGTCCTTGTTGTTGAAACTGGCGATTGCACCGCAGTTTTTCTTATTGGTGCACCGAACGCATTTCATGCCCGTGACGCTCACGACTTCATAGGTCGGTGCACCACAGAACGGGCATTCCCGGCTTTTAGGTTCAACGTGTGCTTTCATTTTTTCTCCTCAAATCTATTGCAAAGCTCTGGGGGATCGTCAAAGGGTGGCAGATCCCAAAAATTGCAGACATATCTGCAGCACACATCGTTTTTTGCCCTTTTAAAGCGCAGATGGGCACACTTGTCACATAGTGGTGCTTTTCTTTTAGGAATTTCAGACACAATGAGCACCCCAGTTGCATAGCTCACTGCCATAATCTGAAGCCACTTCAAAATAGTTTTGAAAATCTCTAATGCGGTCACTTTTCTTTTCCTTTCTTGCAGCACCCCATGTAATACTCTGTAGGCTCCCAGTCAGAAAGAACGATTTCTCCGATTTTGTCGCACCAGCTGTCGCCCTCTCCGACGTACATACAATTGGGGCAAGCATCAGGATTGCATACCCTCTGCGGCCTGTCTTTTCGACCACAATGATGTTTCTTTGCCATCAGGATCCTCCCCTACGCACCGGCTTCTTGCCGTTCCCAGCAAACTTTTCAGGCCGTTCATCACTCATGCCGCGAGCCAGAACCAGTGCCCTCTGGTCGTTCGGCATCTGGTAGATGCAGCCAGTCGGAATGTGCATATACAGATCATTCAGCACAGCGCGGGCAATTTCTGCCGTTTCGTACTGACCCAGACGATATACCGCGCCGCCGCCCGTAGGAACCGCCTTGATTTCGTGTTCGGGGCTCACATACACGCTGGTGCACTGGGCAATGTTCGTGATGGAGTCCCATTTTTTATTCATGACGTACATTCTGCATCCTCCACATAGCACCAGCTTTGAGGCGGGCGGCAAATGGAACATCCGTCGATTTTGCAAGTCGGTGGAATCATGTAGTGATAAGACGTTTCATAGTTTTCACAACGCCAATTTCCACAAACACAATTTGATCTGCCCATTCCAAAAAAAGCCAAAACGCGAAAACTCGTCAAGGTCTCTGGGCTTGTCATAAATCTTCAGGTCAGAGATGTGCCAGCCGTAGCCATTACGACCTTGCAGATATTTTTTAACGGTTTCTTCGGTCAGGCAGGCGGCTTGAAGCAGTGCATCTGCCGGTTTATACCACCCGTCCGATGTCAAAATGTTTATGTCCATCATCGTTCCGACGTGGACGAGCTTGTCGATTTTGTCGCAGGTGAACTCGCCGATCACTCTGCTGTCCATTTTCTGCACGCCAGCCTTGGGCGACTTCATAACCCAGCCATCGTGACCGGTGCAGTAGATGTACACCTTAAACGGCGTTTCGAGCTTTGGGCAGGTCTTGCGCACTTCAACCGTTTTCATCCCGGCCCAAATCAGCTTGCACCAGTTTGGACGGACGCTCAGCAAAACAGCTTTACTCACTTTGCACCTCCCCGCCGTCCAGGTCGCCTTTGAGCTGTTCGAGCTTTTCGAGCACGATCTGCTGTACCTCTTCCGGCTTGCCGACGATCTCAACGAGCTGCGCCAGCATGATGTAAACGTCCGCGATTTCTTCCCTGACGCTCTCGTGGGCGACCTTGATCTTCGCACCGTTGCGGTAGTTGAAGGTTGTGGCCCGCTGGAGATTGCAGATTGCCTTCGTGAGCTCTGACATTTCCTTGATCGCCATCTGGAGCTGAGGGGCGGCGCCGTACCGATTGATCGCCCGCCGGATGGTATTCAGGCCATAATCAGGAATGGCCGGGATGCCTGCATCCTCGTACCATTTGAGCTTTTCCCGCAGGGTCGCATAAGCCCACAAGATCGTGTAGTGCTCTGCGATCAGTCCGTCAATGCTCTGCTTCGGGTCGTCGAAGAGGTGATCGGTCAGGCTTTCGGAGAGTTCCATATCGTTGCAGTTCAAATCGATGCTGCTGCCATGGCCCTTGACGAGCTGCCGCGCGTACTCGGTCAGCGCTATTTCAGGTTGCCGCAGCCATACCCAGCCGTCCTCGCTGACGTCAGTAAAGTTGAGGGCAGTCTGAAAATTGTTCCCCGGGTTGTCGGTCGTCAGCCTCGGAACACTCTTAATCTTTTGCTTATCCATTTGCTCACCCTTCTTTTTGAATCATCGTCATATCATAGCCGCTTTCCACAAACTTCACGCAGAGATCATGTTTGATTCCATTTCCGAGGTAAGTATAGATATCCGTCATTTCCTGCGTCGTAAAGTTCGTGCCCAGCAGTTTGTTGATGCCCTCAAAGTGAAGTTTTCTTTCCTTCGGGGAAATGCCCTTGATTGCGGTGCGTGTAAGCCACTCCAGAATTTTTGCTTTCAGCTGGGTTTCATCGGTCACATCTTCCAGTCTGAAATAGGAATTGGTTCTCTGGCTGAAAATGAGTTCGTTTTGCATATTCACAAACGACTGCGGGAATGCCGCCCGAATTTTTCCAGCCCACGGGGTATCGAAAATATTGAATTTTTCTACACTGCCCGCGGCTTCCGGCTCTTCTTTGGCAAGAAAGTCAATCGTATTTTCGACATCTGCCAGCGTGTGAATATGTCCCAGTGAACTTTCCATGCTCAGCACAGCTTTCAGCTGGTCAGCGTTAAGCGTTCTCATTTTTTCACTACCTCCTTCGGTGGCAAAGGCATCCACCCAACCACAGGAGAATCAACACGGTTGTTGTAAACATCCTCCGGATTGAAATAACGATATTCCCACCAGCCTTTGGGGATGAGATAATCGTCATGCTCTTCATCATAGGTGCCCCACTCGAAAATCTCTTCCCAGTAGAACTTGCTTTTTTCGGACAAAACAGTGCCATCTTCGTAGTGGGCCGTCGTAATCCCATATCCGCCGCAGGCTGTTTCAAACAGAATCAGCACTTCCGTCTCAACTTTCGGAGGATCCTTGTCGGGGTCGCGCCAGAAAGAAAGTAGCGCTCCTTCCTGTGCAACAGGAAGTTTCTCGACCTTTTCCCGCGCTACCCGGAGAGTCGCAGAAACAACATCATTCGCACTCGGCTTCTGAATCGTGTTATACTCCAGGCATTTCAATGCGTCCTCACGGTTGATGTACTCATCCATTGTCTTCCTCCTCATAAATGTCGAGCTTCATGTCCAGTGTGTACGGGGTGTCCACCGCGACGTCTGCGTCCGGGTCAAACTGTACGTCCAAGCTCCCATCTTTCAGCGAAATGGTGAGCACACAGTTATTGAGCTTTGCCGTAAAGCTGTCACCATCGTTCAACTTCCCATGGTCAGCCGCGTACAGCTCCAGCGCCGCTTTAATCGCTGCGTTCGACTGTTCCATCAATCCCTTTTCATTCATCTGAAATCACCTTCATCTTCACCACATTGAATTTTTCATACTCCGGGTAGCAAGCTCTAGCCATCGCCTTAGCCCGTACAGCAGCACGCTTAATGCCCTTTTCATCGACAACAACGCACGGCAGGAGTGCAGAGCCACGTTTCCCGGATGCAGCGATAAGCATCTCATACTTTGCCATCGTCTCGTCCTTTTCTCTGGTTTCGGCGGGTGCGCTTCGCTCTGGCGGTCTATATCACCATCCACGCAGCACGCCGCATAAATCAGAAGTGCAGCCATCACCGCCAGAACCACCAGCACAATCCAAAGCCACATTTTGCATCACCCTCCCAGAAGATTTTTCATCATATACCCGGCCATAGCCTGTGCATATGCCTGTTTAGGAACGTCCGCCGCACCATTCTCTTCCAGCAGCTCTTTGATGCTGTGTTCGCGTCCTGCGCCGTCAATGGCCCGAACCCTGGTACTGCCGCGATTGACCGTCACCGTTTTCTTATCGCGCGGGTGGATGCCGAACGGAAGCTGGAAACCTTTCTCAAACACCCAGAGGTGATAGCAGTCGCAGACGTCCACCAGCCGGTCCTGCGTTGGGAACACTTCGACGGCAACTCGCTTCTCGCCGAACAGGTCGTTTTTAATTTCCATCTTGACGGCCCACGGGATATCCCCGCTGCCGTCACTCCGGCCAACGCCCTCTGCCGCCGTAATCGTGACGTGTTCGACCTTGCCCCATTCCGTGCGGAGCAAACGAGACATCACGCTGTACTTCTGGTCTTCGCTGATCCATGCCCGATCCATCTCCCTCATCCAGCCGTGATAAGGTACTCCCAGCTCTTCAGCTGCCTGTTTCGGGGTAATCGTCTCAATCCACTTCATGTTACTACTCCTTTCCAGTGCTCATGCCCATCAGCTCCGGCGTATCCACTACATTTCCAACCACCTTTGCGGTCAGAACCAGGCTTGCAAGACCATGCTCGACAAACTCCTTTCGGTTCTCCGAAAATTCCGCGTAGAAACCAATATGGCCTACGCCGTAGTCGATGTATTCGCCGTATCTTACGGCAAAAATCACATCTTTTCCGCATCGATCGTCTTTCAAAATGTCCCCCTCAAAAACAGGTACCCCGTTTCCGTCCGTCAGAGTTGTGTTCATACCGATTGTAAAAGGCTTGACCAGATGGGCGTATGCCGGCTCTTTCTCAGAATTGATGTACCAGCCCTCGCCCGGGCGACTGTTTTTCACACCTGGGGAGCGAATCAGGAATCCTTCATGCCAAACGCCATCTGCAGACTGCCCGCGAAAAGTTCTATCCTGCATCATGCTTCACCCCTTACCTTAACGGGAAGCACCAGCGCTTCATACTGCGGTTCAATCAGCTTTACAGGGGACAGCGGCCCAACTACCCATGCGCTGACTTCGTCCTCTTCCATCGACTTCAAAGCCTCGCTCAGAAATTCAAGGTTGAAGCCGATTCGCAAGGGGTCTTCCAACTTTCCGCTAAAGGAAAACTCCTCATTCATTTGCGCGATCGTGCTGCGCATTGATGCTCTGCCGGTGCCGCCGGGCTCCAGGTCCATTACCAGAACGCTCTTTTCCTTTGCGTCTGCAGACCGGGCCAGCTTGACACGACCCAGAACGCCCAGCAGTTCTTTTCTGTCAAGCGCAATTCGGGTTCCTTCATTTCTCTGGGCCACAACCTTACCATAGTCCAGGAACGGTTCCGCAATCAGGCGGGACTTCACCTCGAAATTGCTGTCACTGAAAACAGCCTTTTTCCGGTCACGCACAATTTCCACGCTACCATCCATAGAAAGCGTATCAACTGCCTTTGCCGTGGCCGCAGGAAGCGTAAAGCGAAAATCACCATCAGCTGTGCAATTGATTCTGGCAATCGCCATCCGGTATCCATCCAGCGCACAGATTTCCAGCACATCCTCGCCTTTCCGAGAGAAGCACAGGCCACGGTGCGCAGGGTGTTTTTCGTCCTTCGACACCGCATAGAGGACTTTGGAGATTGCCCAGCTTAAATCGTTGGCCCCCACGATACACCGCTTTGCATCATTGCCCGGGCCAGAAAACTCCGGGTAGTTCTCTGCCGGCGTTGTGTTCAGGCGTGCCCTGGCCGTGCCGGATTTCACGGTAAGGATTCCTTTATCGGCCTCGATGCTGATTTCCGGTGCTACCGTGCCGCTGATAAAATCAACACCGCGCGGTGGAACCACCACATCCTGCTCAACCGGCTTGGACAGACCAGCACGGACGCTCAGTTCCAGATTGGTGGCGTATGCATTGGAGCCGCTCAACAGGATTCCTGCATCATCGGTGCCCACCGCCCGAACCTCCGGCACCGCCGTGCGCAACTTGGAAAACAGCGCTCCAAGTTCGCTTCGCTCAAACTTCATCTTCCTTTTCTCCTTTCTCAAAGTGCTTCATGCTGAATTTTCCATAGCATTCAGGGCACATATAAGCCACCCGCTCCGGGTTATCGCCACGCTTTCTGCGCAGGAGCAGGGCGTACATTTCCTTCATAGGCCGGTACTTGCCGCAAACGGTGCAATGTTCCCACAGCCGCTTTTTCTGTTCCACTGTCGGGATTTTCTGCAAAAATGCCGCAAGCTTTTCCCGGCGCATATTCTCAGCGCCCACTATGCTTTCCATGTTGCTCCGCATAAACACCGGCGTACCAGCTGCATCTGCCGATGTCAGAATGTCCTGTATCCATCCAGCCTTTGGAATAACCTTTTCGGCATTTTGGCCTGTTTCCGCTCCAATAACTGCCCATTTCAGCTTTCGGAACGTTTTTGTTGCATCGCCTTCAAACGGTCCGAGAAGCGGCTCTATGGCTACGAACGTATTATACTTTTCGTTTGCCCACACGCTGTCTGACAGAATCGTTGCGGTAGAGCCGTACCAGAAATTGTTTTTCTGTGGAAGTACCCCATGGTTTGCAAGGTTCTGATATCTCACCGGGTACTGCGTCAAGAAAATGTACTGGTGCTGGGGTGCCATTTCGGCCGCAGCGAATACCTGAAGAATCCAATCTTCCGGCACCCACGGACCAAACAAGTCGCCGTCCGTGCATACCATGATGGTTGAGCCCACTTTGACCTTTTGTGGCCAATCCATGCGATACTTATGTATCGTGGGCATAAATCCGGTTGGGTTGTTCAGAAAGCGGTTATTCGTGGTTTCCCATGGAGCGTCCAGCTCAAAGAGGTTCGCTCCGACCTGCTGAACCTTCGGACGTTCTGCAAGATTTCGTCTCCAGTCGCTGGCAAAGCGTAAAGCGCTCTTTTTTGCGTAGCAATATCGGCAGTCTTTCAGACATCCTGTTACAGGATTCCATGCGTAATCCGCCAATTCGTTTTTTGTTCTGTTCACCGATAGATCCTCCCCGACTGACTGTCGATCAGGACAATGCGCTCTGCAATCTCAAACCCTGCGGCATCTGCCACATACCGCAGAACGTGAATAAGATCATGCACCCGTTTCTCGTCCTTCTGGATGTTATTTTCAGCACGCGCCCGGGTGGGGTCCGGCGCACCGCTGGGGTTGTGTCCTTTGCGGGTATCAGGCATTGCTATCTCCCTTGTCCAGAATCATATAGTACTCGTACTGGGTGCCCGGGTTGGCGTTTGGACGGCGGCGCACGATGTCAACCCGATACCCCGCTTTCAGGAGCAACCGTCCCAACTCTAAGCGTTCATCTTCCGAGAGTCCTTTTGCCTTAGACGGCGCAAGGGAAAGTTCGATTTTAGCCAACACGCTTTTCCACCTCCATCAGGTCGTGCATCAGCTCGTCAACCAGCAGCTTACCGGCATTCGCGCCTGTGCGAATAATGTTTCCGTTTTCCTTTAACTCTGCAAACTCCTGTGCACGGATTTCTTTGGACTGCTTTGCAAAAGAAATTTCCGATGCTGTCATTCGGCCTTGCACCACTTGCTGCCATTCCTCGATGAACGGCTTGGCATCTTCCAGATCTGCATACTGGTCGTTGCTATAACTGCGTTTCTGCCGAACTGTACCGCCCGGCTCCACCTCCAAGGTGTACCACGGCGTATTGGGGTCAGACTTCTTTCGTAGGAAGAAAATGTAGCTTTCCCGAACAGAAATGCGCTCAAAGTATCTGGTCCCGCGCTGGATGCAGTGGTCAAGGAACTTACTCTCCTGCAAAATGTCCTTTGCGCCCTCCGGCACCCGGATAATGTACTCCGCTCCATCGTACTCATAGATTTTACGGATCTTCTTGTAGATGTTTTCGATATGGAACTGCTTTTCCAGCTGTTCCGCTTCCCTTCTGATAGAGTGTTGCGTGCCTTTCATGGCTTCCATCCGGTGCTGTTTATTACGCTCCAGCACGAGATCATCATGCCGGCGTTTCAGGTCAAGCGGGAACATTACGCTTTCAAGCTGCATATTCATACCCGATTTCTCGGCCATATCCAAGTAGTCCGACCAATCCTGTGCAACTCTGAGAACAATGTGCCCATCGTATTTCCCGGTAACGCGCCTAGTCTGCTGGCGAAGGTACTTCAAGCTGCGTGTCATGCCGTATTTCTGCAAGGTATCGCACATTCCCATGACATCCTGAATCTGTTCGGTCATGGCAAGATGCTTGCAATCAATGGGCAGTCCCGCCTTTTTCCATGTCGCCGCCCACTTTACGCGCTCGAATGACTTTTTCTGTCCTTGAGCAACTACGGCGTTCAGTTCTTGACGGTTCAAGCCGCCAAACACCCCGTAATAGGTTTTGGAACTCAGCTTGATGCATCCAGCCGTCTTTGTTCCGTCCAGAATATCGGTCATAGCATCAAGCCAGCCTGTCTTCATCAGGCTTTCAGCCATCGGATATTTCAGTGTAGCTTCCCAGAAAATGATTTCCCAATAAAAGTTAAGGCCTTTATCCAGCTCCCGCAGCCATTCGGTGTGCATTACGCCGTGCAAGTCACGCTCCACCTTCTCCCCGTAGTCAGCAATAATCGTAGGCTGCATATAGCCGCCGGGCGCAAGCAGAGCCGCGCTCAATCTCGAGTTCTGGCACATAACGTACTTTTGTTCCGTATAATGGTTCTGCCACCGTTTTTCCCAACGCAGAATTTCTTTTCCGTCAGTCCACCAGATTCCCTCGGCGTAAATATTCATTTTTGCTTTGTGGTTGGCGAAACCAAAGTACACTGCATATTTTCGGAGCCAGACTCCGGTGCCCTGCTTTTTGCTCCAGACGAAAGTACGCTTTGCACACAGGCGCTTGGAGGAATACTGCGTGCCGCGCACATTCATCTTCTTTCCGCAGCACTTGCAGATTTCGGAACTCTTATGTTTGAGTTTCCTATCCGTGAGGGTGTATTCACCTCCGCAGCTGTCACACCGGATCTGCTGAGCGGGAATGTACTTGCCAACGCCGCCGGGCGTCACAACGAGTTTCTTTGTGTTGGTTGCCCAGAGATACACCGCATCGTAGCACTCGGTCAAAATCTGTTTTTTCAGGTCAACTTCGGCAGGTTCCGGCACTTTTTTGAACCACTTTTCAGTTTCCTCGGCCTGCTGGGCGTTTCGCTTGTCCAGCCGCTTGCGTGCACGCGCCGTAAGTGCGCCATCCACAACAGCCATCAGATTTTCCCGGTAGTCGTTGAAATAGTCATGCAGGCGTTTGGAATCTTCGCTCGTTGCTGAAACATCTGCCCAGAAGAGGACTTTACCCGCCTTTTCCCAGATTCCTTTCGGGCTAAAGTCTTTCTTGAAGTTATTTTCAGGTTTCTTGCGCAATTCGCCAATCCAGTAATCACCGCAGAACCGCCATGTGACCACGGGATTCTTGCACTTATCCCAGACTGCTACCGTCAGGGTTTTGCCCTTGATGTACCGTCCTTGGCCTTTCCCTTCAGCAACCGACACGCATAGACGGGCATCCAGATTTGGCCGCACCGGTTTCGGCGTGTACAACACCAATTCTTCAGCTTTTTTCATTCAGCACCGCCTCCAAACTTTTTGCCGTATACTTTTTCCCCTGCAAAACTTTCACTCCATCGATCTGTTGAACAATGCAAGCAAATTCGTTTTCTCCCCGGACGATGAAGCAGAGCCACTCGCCAAGTGCGCCAGCCAGTTCCTTGCCCTGACCATACGCGATGTGGAACGGTCTCTTGAAGCAATCTTCGAATTTTTCTGCCGGATGCTCAAACGCATAATTTGCGTGCATAAGAAGGAACTCGTCTTCTTTCAGCCTACGAAGCGGTACAATTTCGGTACAACTGCTTCGAGTCCGGTAGTCATCCTCATCGATATCACCGCCAGCTGCGATAGCCCAGAACTCGTTTTTCCCGTCCCAAGCATACCAGTTAAGGCAGTCCAGCGGATCCAGACAGTAATGGAAGCCCGTATTGGCGCATTTTGCCTTTTCGGTCTTGCTCACTTCGCCCGGCTGGTACTGATAGCTGCCATCGCCGAGCGTAGCAATCAGCCCCGGCTTGAATCCTTTGAATCCTAAAATCATCAGAGCCACCCATCCAAGGAAAGCTGCATATCGTCTTCCGCAGGCGTTTCCTTCTTCTTTTTTGCCGGCTTTTTCGCATCCGTTTTCTTTTCTGCTTTGGACGCAGGCTTGGTTGTGTGAGCTGGTGCCGCCTGCTTCGGAACATTGGGGGATGCATCTTCCGGTTTGACGGTGGCCGGAGCCTGCATCTCAGCTTCCGTAGGCGGTGCGCCAGTCAGTTTGATGTTCATGCTGAACGAAACCTCGGCGTTCGGAAAGTAAAACTGAACGGCGCGGCGGTATGTTTCGAGGTCGGACAGAACTTCGCCTGCGTTGTTGACAACAGCGGCGCAGCATTCGGAGAACGTGCGCTGCGTATTGCAGACGACCTCTGCGAACCGCGGCTCCTGGTCTACAAAGCCAAGCAGTGTCCGCAGAACATAACTCTTCACGCTCTTCGCGGCACGACCGCCCTTGAACAGCTTGTCCTCAGCTTCCAGCTTTGCTTTTGCTTTAGCTCGCCAATCGACGAACTCTACTGTGGTTGTGGTGTGTGTGGTGGAATCCATATTGTCCTCCTATCAGAAAAAGCTAAGCTGTCCACCCTTGCCCTCGGAGAACACCGGTTCCTGTTCCGGCGCTCTTTGCGGCTTTTTAGCGGCTTTTGGCTTTCCCGTGTTCTTTGGTTCCTCGAGTTTTTTAGGGGCTTCAGGGGATTTTTGTGGTTCGGATTTTGGCGCATCTGCAACACGCTCTTTCCTTATCGGTTGAGTGACCAGTTCCATCTGCGCCATAAAGATTCGATATTGCCAAACCGGGATCCTGAGCATCGGCGTATACCAGACGTTTCCTTTGTTAACTGGAAGCAGCCCCCTTTTGTCATAAGATACAGACGGGCTTGCAAGCGTATCACCGATGACGACATACCCCGGCATTCCAAGCAGACTCATTTGCAGATAGCACATCATGCCCACGATGTAGTCAATGTCCTGCGCCACAAACAGCACATCCGTCTGATAATTGATGCCTTTCTTTCTGCATTCGTTTGCGAACGCCACCAGCAAGGCCCCAGCGCCGCAGGTCGGATCACAGACCGCAACCCATCCCCTATCTCCGATTTTCTGCTGAAACTCTTCTGCGGGGGTCGTTACTGCGGACATGAACTCACACAGGTGGTAGGGCGTAAAGAATTGTCCTGCATGGTCGTTTCCAAGCCCCAAGCACATATACAACTCGCCAAGGAAGTCCTGTTCCGGGTTGTCCTCTAGTGCCACGACCAACAAGGCCAGCATTTCCGTAAATGCTTCCATTTCCGGCCGCGTGTATTTTCCTGCGATTGATAAGTACTGCTTCTCGCGTTCGTCAAAGTGGTTCCGATCTGTCGCATTGGACACCGCAATAGCACTCATGGTGATCCAATCGCTCCAGACCTGCCAGCGTGACCGACCATTGCTCGAAAACACTTCAAACTTTTTTACAAGTTCCTTCTGTGCTTCACCCCGGACATGGCGAACATCACTCCCCATTGGAATCGCCCCCTTTGCCCTGCGGAACATCCTGTTTTTTGAACGGTCTTCTCTTTATTCGTCCAAGGCTGTCAGTAAGACCTAGAATGTTGTTTCCGCTCGGCGTTTCTCGGTCAACCCGATTTCCTTTATTTTTGATGTGAGTTTTTTCCCACTCTGCAAACGTTGTAACATGCTGCGCCGCCGCCTGATCGAGCAGGCGCTTAGCATAGCACCATGGGTGCTTCGCTTGGTGGCGTACCGCTTCTTTCAGCGCTGCCACAATTAAGGCATCCTCAAAGCCGGCCTCGCGCAGATCCCGGAACTCCGAAGCTATATACGGAGTGACCATGCTGTCGCATTCAGCCCAGACCCAGTAGGCTTCTGGCGAATCATCCGGCGGGCCAGTAGACTTTTCCGGGGTTTCTTCGCTTCCAGAACAATCAAAACTATCATTTGGTTGTTTTGATTGTTCTGGCTTTTTGGCGTTGGAGTTTCCTTTAGGTGCTCCCCCGCTTTTTCCTGCCGCTGCACGCTTTGCCCGCGTTTCCTCCCACTTCTGGATGTTTTCATCCAGCTTCTGCTGAATCCAGCGAAAAGCCATATCGGTTGCCGGATTTTCAAACTTTGGCACATGGCCGCTTTCTGTGTAAGAAAGAATCGCGTCAAAGATTCTCCCCTTTTCTTCGAGTGGTAGGCTTTTTAACGGCTCGGCCCACTCTGTATACAGCAGGACGCTCTTTTTATCGTTTTTCACTTGACTGTTCCCCGCTTCGTAAGTTCAGAACTTTGCACAGGTGCCTATCCAGCTTGATGCCGTAGATATGGTAATCGGCGAACAAAGCCTTTTCCCTGCGGTGCGCTTCTTCGTGATGCTGCCGACAGAGGGCAATCGCATTCAGCCCCACATGGACGATAGCTTCACGATCCCGACCCATGCCGACACGGTCAACATGATGCACCTCTGCCGGGCGGTTGCAGACTGCACACCGGCGGTTTTCAAGGCACAAATACAGGTATTTTCCGATATCGTCCGTCTGGGTCAGCAGGCTATCCTTCGTCGGGACACCCCAGTGAAAACAGAACTGAATCAGGTATGTAATAAATTCTCTGGCCGTGGTCATATCGCAGTCCGAAAGGGAGAACCACTCCCGCAGGCAGCGGGAGCAGAAGTCCCATTCCAGATAGAGCCGAAGTTCTTCCGGCTCCTGCCCGGACCACAGAGAGATATCACGGATAATGGCAAAAATCTTCCGGCGCTGGTCTGCGGAAATAGCTCGTCCATCATCCAGCCGGACCTCAACCCGCCGGGGCCGTTTCTGATCCACAAACCGGCTGATATCCATATCTGGCTTCAGGACTAGCTTTCCGTCCTCCACCTTTTCAATTTTCGCCGTCACAATCATGTGTGTTCTCCTTGTCCACATGGACGTGCATCGGGACATACACGCTGTTGGCCTGCATATTCCGCGCTAAAAAATCGTTGCATTTCGCTTCTGACAGATGATTTTTAAGAACCTGCAGCTCATAGGCGTACTGCCCAGCGGCTTTCTTCTCTTCGATTTTGGCCTTTATTTCCTCGTCCTTGTAGTTGGCTTCTATCAGGTAGAGGTCATATCCAAGCGCCTGCACGCCGTTCATGTTGTTTGTGTCGGTGGCGTAAATCGCCTTTCCGGTCGGGAAGTGCACCTTGTACCCGCAGTTGGGTACATTGTGCGTCAGCATGAACGGTATCACATTGCACAGGCCATAACCGTACATCGTTCGAGGTTCCAGCACATCGATTTGACATTCTGGAACCCCTGCGGCCAGCAGTGGCGGCACCAACCAGCGGCAGCAACCAAAACGCAGTGTCGGCCGTTCTGCGGCTAGCCGTTTGATGGTTCGCTTCTGGAAGTGATCTGAGTGGATATGCGTCAGAAGCACAAGCTTCAGTTTCGGGACATACGGCTCCAACGCCTTATACGGCACGCCGCAGTCTACCAGTACAAAATCTTCCAAAATCGTGGCGTTGCCATCGCTGCCGGTGCTGATAATGTTGTACTTGACCATCAGAGTGCAGCCAAATCAACGGCTTCCTCAACGGCATCCGCTTCCGGCTCCGGCAGATTCATCGTCTTGGCTGTCCGCTCAATTTTGGGCAGCTCCTGCTCACTCTGCCCGGCATCTGCATACTCCGCAGCTTCCGGCAGCAGGCCACTGCCTGTGCTGTCCGGCATCATAACGCGCCCGTCCCGCTCATAAGCCGTGGTCATTTCGGCGGTCATGATGCCCCACTTGGAAATCAGCTGACGCAGCATCGTCTTTTTGGCCATCCCATCGAAGTCCTTATACCAAAAGCTGGAGTACTTCCACAGTTCGTCCTGCGGGATTTCACCGTTCAGCAACTTCTTATATGCTGCTGCACTGAACGCCTGACTGTACTTGTCCGCATGAGCCATCATCTGGTCTGCAGTCCAGTACAACGTTTTCTCAAAGCCGTTGATATACTCGAAGTGTGCAATGTAGCCCACCGTCGGCATCGCTGCACGCTTTTCAAAATCTTCGATAAAGTGCATCTCATGGAACCGTTCTTCAAATGGATCCCATCCGCTCAGTTCCCCGGCCTTGACCTCCAGCACATTCAGGCGCTTGTATTGACCAGTCCGCAGCGCCAACTGGATATAGCCTTTGTAGCCAAGCATAAACTGTGCCTTCACGCTTGCAGGCTCAATCACATTGCCCTGCCGGTCACGCTTCGCCTTGGACTTAAAGGGCACCAGATAGAACTGACCCAACTGGGGCGAAGGCTGCAAGAGCAGGCTTTCACCCAAAAGGGCACCTGCCAAAATCGTGCCCGGGTTGCATTCCTGCAAGGCCGGATTGACAGCAACGGCGCTGGTGATGTTGGCAATGAAGCGAGCGCCGCGCGCCGGATCGCCCAGCGTGTTATTCACGAGATTCTTGTACATCGGAGTCTGGATTGCCTGCGAAAAACGCATCTTCTGCGGCTGCATAGCTTTAGCCATTGTCACTTACCTCCCTGTTTTCAATGCCGTTGTCGGTCATGTATGCCTGAATTTCAGTAATTTTGCTATTGACGAAAGCTTTCAGGCCACGAAGCTGAGCCAATGTACCACGGCACTGGAACGTGCTAGCCATGAAAGTAAACTTGGCGGTCACGACCTGTTCCGCGCTCTCCTTCTGGGAGTCCTCAGTCTCCTGCTCGTCCATAACGGGCGGTTCGGTGCCCATGACCTGAGGCGCAGACAGTTCTTCCTCTGCCGCATCCAGAACCGCCGCTTCTGCCTCCTGCGCACGAAGCTGGGCTTCCAGACGCTGCTTGCGCTCGGCTTCTTCCCGGGCAATACGGTCTTTGCGCTGGCTCACGCTGTTAATGGCAACAGCCAAACTTCCGCACAGCTTATACTCGGCCATGATCTCCGGGGCATTTTCCATGCCGTTGATGCCGGCTACGTCAGCCGCAACCTTTTCCACATACTCCTTGACCTTGGCTTTCAGGGATTTCAGGCTTGCGGTCAACGTGACTGCAACGCCGACATCCTCATAGGTGACCCACTCAACGCCGCTAGCCTTGACCATCTCAGCAAAGTAATCCTTGACCTTTTTTTCCTTGTCGGCTTTCAGTCCGGCTTCTACGTCCGTGATTTTGCCCTTCAGCGCTTCATCTGCCGGGCCGTACACGTCCGTAACGCATTCTTTGTAAACCTCGTCGAAGTCCTCAAACGGCTGCATGATCTGCTTCTTCACGGCCATGCGCCGGGCATCCAGATCCTTGCGGTCACGGTTCAGCGCCGCCCGGCGCTCCTTGACAACTTTGAGGGTTTCTTCCGTGCAGGCCAGCGAAAGCGCCTCCTTGACGGACTCCTGAGCCTGTGCCTTGATGCTGTGCAGCTGCTCCTTGATGATAGGAAGTTGCTGCACCACAATCAGACTATCTGCCAACGCCGTGGTCTGATTGGTGGTAGTAATTTCCTTTTCCATGTGTACCTCCTGATTCTCTGTATAGAAAAACGGCAGTAGGAACGCTCCTGACCGCCGCTTCGTACCTGTTGAAAAAATCAACCGATTATGCTACAATATGGTTGTGTGTGGTGGAGACCTGCATTTTCCGGCTTGATGTTCCTGCATCAAGCGCCAACGGAATGTGTGGGTCTCTATCCATTTGTAGCGCGCTGGCCGTTCTGGTCAGCGCTTTTTTTCGTGTGCGGCGAGTATATCCCACACCGAGAGCTGCCCTACAATCTGGCGCTCAGCGGTGATTTTAGGCTGTGTGACAGTCCTGATTCTGCGGGGCTTTGCGGGTGCTCGGAGCCGTTTTCCGAACTCCTTGACGTAACACTTCGCACCGTACCCCACTTCGATTGCTGCCGGATCTGTAATGACCCTGTGACACCGAGCGCACCTTGTCATTCTTCTTCTTTCCTCCAAAAAGCGCCTGCATCTGCAGTTCGTGCATCAGGCGGGATGCAATAATGATTGCACCAACAATGAGAATCCACTCCCCGCCGATTGCCCAGTAGCCGCGCCAGCGATATGTACTGGGCAGCTGCCACAAGGCCATAAGCCCCCCGGAAATTACGCCGGCCAGCGTGTCCAGCAGTCCAACAACGACCCAGCCCGTCACGGTCAAATGCCTTTCTTTGCGTTTCATTTCAGGTTTGCCCCCTTCATGTAGGTTTCGATCAGTGCCCACTTGCGAACATCCATCGGCTGGTGAACAGCATCTTCCAGTGCTTCTTCGGTTCCGCAGCGGTCACAAATCGTGATGCCCGGAACTTGACGGGAAAGAGCATTGCTGTGCAAGCGCATCTTCATGGTCTGCTTTCCGCATCGAGGGCACGGAAGCACCTGCGCCATTTCGGCGGCAGCATCCTGCACATCCCGATATGTTGCAAAAACTTCGTCCAGCAGCATCCTCTCGGTGTGCGCCTGAATCATTTGCGCCATCTTATGAAACATCCCTTTCTCCTTCCAGCAGCCCTACGATTGCGTTCCACACCTTGTCCGTGTAGGCTGTGCTATATGTGCCAGCAGACCAAGCCTTTTTGGCTCCGGCTGTGCCAAGGTTATAGGCCATCAGAGCGCAATTCACATTGCCCTCGTACTCGCTGAGATACATACCCAGCATATAGCACCCAGCCTGAATGTTCTGGCGGGCATCCAGCAGATCCGTTATGCCAAGTTTATCTTTGAGCCACCCGGCGTTTATGCTGTTTATCTGCATCAAGCCATAATCCCCGGTAGAGCTGCGCGCCGCCGGGGTAAAGCCGCTCTCGACCTGCATGACGGCATAAGCCAGTTCCAAGGGCACATCGTAGAGGTCGCACATTTTCTCCGTGTAGGACTGTAGTTCCGCATCCAGCGGCACCTGATATGTAACCGGCTCATACGGAACCGGGTCCTGACGAACGCATTCAACCTGCTCGATCTCGGCCATCACCGGTACCGTAACCAGCGTTTCAACCGGCGGCTTCTGCTGGAAAGCGAACGCCGCGGCGATGTTTCCGACCACCAGAAGCTGCGCCGCTGCCGCCGCTGCCAGCGGCACGAGCGTTTGTGCTTTCATCCTCCCGCACCTCCTCCAAAAGACCAAAACGTTCCATCGCATACCGCCGGGGCACCCGGCCGGGAAACGTGAGGTTTCCCCTTGCTTCCAGTTCCTGATTCATCTGCTGGATGTACTTATATGCCCGGGACTTGCCACAGCCAACCAGTTCCGCAACCTCTGCACAACCGATGAAATACGACTCTTTGCTCACGACTGCCGTCCCCCTTTCGAAAAGCGCATATTGTTCATTGCCACATTCAGGTCGTTGGCCAAACGCATGATTTCATCCCATTCGGCTTGCTCGCTCTCAGCGATCTGGCCATCTGCGGCGATTTCTACCATTGCCTCCCGCTTTGCACAGAAGCGCTGAACCGCCGCCAGAACGCCCAGCACGGCTTCCGGCAGGTCTTTCAACTGGATCTCAGGCACGACCCGTTTGCCGAGATCTGATGTCAACCGCAGATGCTGCACGGCCAGATATGGGGCTTGATACACGTCACACATGGCGCTCGCTACATCGCTGGGCACTGGACGCTGGCTCTGCTCATAGTCCCGCAGGCTGTCAACCGACACGTTCAAAAGCTGCGATGCTTTTTCCTGCGTAAAACCAGCAGATTTCCGCGCATTTTTGTAAATATTCTGGCTTTCAATCGCCATTTTTTCACGCCGTCCTTTCTGGTATACTTGAGATGTAGGTTAGCTCCGGTACGCCACCCCGCTGATGTTCAGGCACTTTTCGATTGCGCCCTGGACGTTCTCGGACGGCACCAGCACACCATTGACGACTTGGCTGATATGCGAGCGAGAAAAGCCCGTTTCCTTTGCCAGTTCCGTAACGGTCATATCGTCATGGTCGATCATGGCCTTCTTGACAGCCACGCACCAATCCGGCATCGTAGTCTTTTTCATGTTTTTTCTCCTTCCTAACAAAGATTTATCTAACAAGTGTATTGAACACTTGTTAGATTTCTGATAAAATGAAAGAGCCAGTACCCACTATTCAACGCGTTCCCCTGTCGTTAAGCGAAGCTGTCATGGGAGCGGCGCTATAACTGCACAGCATCCAACTTGCGGCTGTTGTCCGCTATGCTTTGCAGCGGCGCTTGTCTTTAGGAGGTCAACGTTCATGGTTCGTATTGCGTGGTACGAACGAACCCCTTTGCTGAGAGGTTCTGGGGGAACGCGCTGAATGGTAAGCGCTGTACCCTTTCACTTAACATTTGTTCTGTACAAGTGTATTATAATCCATCAATTGCAACGTTTCAAGCTGTTTAAGCATCAATTGATGGATTTTGTGAGGATACACAAAATGACAACCGAAAATTTGTATGATTCTATCGCCCTTGCGGAAAACATCAAAATTCAGGCAAAGGCACGCAATATCCAGCTGAAGGATATGTACGCTGAACTCGGAATGAGCAAAGGCGTTCTTTCCAACTTGCGAACCGGTCGCATGATTGCCGCCGACAGTCTGGCGCGCATCGCTGACTACTTGGACTGCTCCATGGACTTCCTTATGGGGCGCACCGTTGACCCCGCTGTGCAGCGTATGGAGTTAACAGATGAAGAACGCCAAAAGGTTACGGATTTCCTTCAGTTCATTCTGAGCCAGCGGAAATAATGCTCAGAGCCGCTCCGATGGCTCTATTTTGCGTTTTCTATTCTCCCGCATGGAATTTGCCGCCCGGCAGGATATGCGGCTCAAATCGCTTCTCTGTGGACGTTTGTTCGATTTGGTGAAATCAGCCATCAATGACGAAGTGCGCGCCCTCGGTGATAAGCACCGTACCGCGATGCTCGTCATTGACGATGGTTGTCCGTTTGCCGATGTACTCAGCTGGCAGTTCGCCTCGCTTCACTCGTTCAAGGTTGTACGGAGATGCTTTCCAACGTCCCTTGTAGGACTCTGGGATCTTGCGCCACTCCGCTTTTGTGTAGTGGCGCATCAGGTCTGCCCCCATTCTTCCCCGACCAGCTCCATCCAACCGAACGGTTCGCAGTACCACCAGCTGGATGCACCATTCTCGGTGAGCCGCACGACATCGGACACGCTCATGCTATGGCCGGAGAAATCGGTAGGTCGATTTGGCCCGTTGAAGAGCGCGAACAGACGGAGGAGCATCCTGCCCACTTCCGGGACAGACGGAATCTCACCGCCGTATACCCGACGGTAGTTCTCCCGGTGGATGCCGCCCAGCTGTGCGGCCTGATCGGATGCCGTGAACCGCAGTTTTACCTGCTCCATGGTGTCCTCTTTCAGCTGGTAGATCTCATACTTCATGTGAATCTTCCTTTCTTTGCGGTGGTTCCCGCGACCTTGCCCGGCTGGTTGCCAGGTGGTTTCGGCCATTTCCGATGGCCATCATCAGGCGGGGTTATTCAGGGCGAGTATTCCACGCTTCAATAGTTCGTTGCCTGCCCAATTCCCCGCGATGTTCATAAAAATCGCAGGTAAATGTGATATTGCATTTCGGACATCTGATCCGAATGCCCTCAGTATTAGATTCAGTGATGGTCGTATGCTCCTGCCCGCAGAAAGGGCAAGGCTTCAATACTTTCTTTTTCACGATTTAGCCCTCCAATCTTGCCACGACGGAATTATAAAAGCCCTTGTACTGCTCCTGCTCCTTGACAGAGTTGCTATCTGCGCCAAAATCCCAAGTGTACCGCTCAATCCACTTGTCACACTGCTGCGCCCTGTCCCGGAAATACTCAGCGATGTGGGTCTTGTCGATGCCCTCGACGATCTCGATCTGTGCGTGTTCGTTGTTCCACACCTTTGCGGTAGTGTACTTCTCGTAGCCGTTGACCGTTACCATGATCGGCCAGAAACAGACCGCATTTTTGGCCTTGCTCAGCTCGCCGTTGCGCTTGATCTTCAGCAGGCAATGGTCTTTCCCGCACCAGTCGGGGTCTCCGTCGCTGTGCTCCACAAAGTAGAGCGCGTTGTCGGTCTTGAAGTACGCCCCGGTGATTCTTACGACGTCCCCGGTCTTGATCTCGATTCCGTTCTTGTCCAGCATGATTTTGTCCTCCTTTTTGATTAAACGTCAAAGCTGACCGAATGATATGCGAACCAGTGCCCGCAGCGGCGGTGCAGCTTGTACCAGTTTGTGAAGCGCTGCCCAGAGCAGTCATAGGCCGTCGGGTAAAACTCGTAGTAGCGGTTTCCCCGGAACCATTCGGCTGCATCGACCTTGTTGGCCTTGTCCAGTTCGTCCGGGAGCTGCACCAGCTCAATGTAGCCATCAATGCCGCGCTCCTCGATAATGCGGCTGTCAGGTGCCGGGCGGTTGTTGTAGTCCCGGATCTCCTTCTTGATGCTGGCAATAAATGCGGCCATGCCGGACTTCTGTTCGGCGGTGGTGGTGTCCCGGATGAACGCCAGCAGGGTGTAAGCATCTCTCAGCTTCTCGGCGTCGGTGATCTTAAACATTGTCTTGTCCTCCAATATTGTTTAGAATTCGTTGAAGTCTCCAGCATCGAACAGCAGGCCGCTTCTGAATTTCAGGCTGAGCTTGCTTTCAGGGGGCTTGCGCTTGAAAACAGGCTTTCCGTTCACCAACTCTGCATACACGGAAAAACTGCAGCGCGTACCTTGGAGAGTGATGTAAACACCGTTCTGATAAGCACGGAGTTCGCCAAGTTCCAGTCCCCAAGAAGTGGTAAACTCAAGGTTTCGGCTCAACGCATTGTGGAGAGATGACTTCTTGTTGTCCGGCATCATCCTGAAAAGCTCCAGCGCTTGCTTCTCGCAGTGCATGTTTTTGATTTCCATGGTTCAGCCCTCCTCAACGACCCATCCGGCACAATAGCCGGGATCACGAAGCCTTGCCTTTGCAAGTGCTTCATCGAACGTCCGGGCACGAACCCGGACAGGCGGCAGGTCGCCGCCCACGATTTCCCATGTAGCCATGGGTGCTACAAATCTCTCCATGTTGTGTTTCCTTTCCATCTAACAGGTGAATGAATCACTTGTTGGATATATTATAATCTCACAAAAGTGAGATAGCAATACAATATTCTCATTTTTGTGAGATTCATGCTTTTGCACAAAAAGGTGGTGTTCTATTTGTTGTTTTGGGAACGTTTTTATCGGATGTGCGAAATCCGCGGAACAAAGCCAAATCCACTTGCCAAAGAGCTTGGCATCTCATCTGGAGCTGTCACGCGCTGGAAGAATGCAGAAGATCCTCCGTCTGGAAAAACACTCATGCTACTTGCGGACAAACTGGACTGTTCCGTTGATTACCTGCTTGGCCGCACCGATGATCCTGTTCTTCACCAGTTGGATTCGTCATCGTCGTCTATATAGCGTGCTTGGTGATTTTAACTTGCCTGTAACTTGCCGCGCCTATATAACGCGCGCACGCGCGCTTGATGATGACGATAGTCATCATACATAATCATTAACATTTACATTAACAGCTTGTTTTGTTTGTTTTGCTTATCAAAATAAGCATTTGGTTGTTTTGTTTGTTTGTTGGATTTCAGTTTTTGCCAAGGGATTTTGCTTTTTACGCCATCAGAACCAAAAAGCGGGGCTTACGCCCCGCCGGAAACTACCTTGGAGATAATGAGCCGCCCCGCGAAGTGTCCAAACTTCTCCGGTGTATGGAACATCTTCTCGAAGTAGGCCGCATCTTCTTCCCGCAGGTCGGTGAAATCTTCCTCACTGATGCCCACCGCAAGGAACGTGCCGCAGATGATATCGCAGGGCTTGTCCCCTGCATACAGCGCCCGGTTCATGGGAAGTCCGCTGAACTTCCCTTCCTCGTTGCAGATCAGGCCGACCGGGCGGCGTTCATCCGGGTAAATCACCTCAATATAGCCGCCTACGAGGCTCTGCAAGCTTGCAAGTTCGTTGGCAACGTCAATGCGTTCCGGGGCTTTGCCCGGCTCAATTTTCAGTGCTTTCATGGCTCAATTCTCCTTTCTTGCTTTCAGCGGTTCGCCATTCCATGCCACGCAGTACGGGTGTGCATCCAGATCAGTGCCGTGCATCCAGCCGCCCTGCACAGCCATTGCGGCTTCCACCCGGTACGATTCCCGGGTGCGGCTCCGCTTGACGTTCTTGTACAGAGCCCCACCGTGGGACTTCTGGAACGCTTTTGCTTCATCCTCGGTCTTAAAAAACTTGTTGCAATACATAGTCAATCCTCCTGTGTTTCAAACGTGTTGGTTCCGGTCATGCTATTGTGGTTCAGTCCTCCTTTCTGTTCAGCTGGTACCCAGTGCCGCGATAGCTGATGATGTACCGGTAATCCGGCGTGCGGAACACCTCAATGCGGCTCTTATCCACGTTCTTGATGCCCAGTTTCCGGCGAATGAACGGAACCGCGATCTTGATGGTTTTGGCGTTGGTCATGTCCTTGTTCCGGCGGTCAGGCCGCTGTGCATAGCGGCGCATCCGCACCTTGCTGACGGCCTCTGCATCCGCTGCGGTGCCATAGAACTTTTTGTAATCGCCGTAACCATTCACTTCGTAGTACCGCTGGATGCTGATTTGCTCCAGCCGGTCATTCCAGATGGTGTCTGCGTGGTTCTCATCTCCGTCCGGGGAAACACGTTCCTTTTCGGGAACGCGGCCAACGATCAGTTCTACGCCCTGCTTGTCCCATCCCTCGGTGAAAGTCCGAAGCAGGACGCGCACGACCTCAGCGCCATCCGTCAGGTCAATGTGGGCGATCTCGCCCTGACTGCCGCGCATCGTTGCGGTGTTGAAGTGATAGCCACGCTCCAGATACTTGTTCACTTCGGCTGTGAATACCTTGTTGATGTCTGCGAATTTCATAATCGGCTCCTCCTTATCGAACAATTGTACAACCAGCGTATTTAAAGTTCTTTGCCGCCACTGTAACTTCAGACAGATGCTTTGCGAACTCCGCTACTCTCTCCGGGGTTGCTTCCGGGCAGCTAGCTGAAATGCAAATCTGCACCTTTTCCCCTGAAGCCAAGCCAATTTCGATGCACTCACCCAGCGCGTCAACCTGCTTTGTGAAATCATGCATTGCCCGGCTCAATTCGCTGTACATCACTGTTCTCATTGCTCTATCCTCCATTCGTTCTTGTAATCCAACAAATGTTTGATTACGATTATATAATAATCCAACACTTGTTAGAGGACAAGACCGCAAAGCAAACATTTGTTAGATTTCAGCACCGTGCACAAGATTCTTAGAAGAAAGCTGGTAAAACGTATGACGGTTACAGTACAACGCATCGTCGATCTGACCGAACGCTATGGCACATCAGGCGCTTTTATAGCGCGCCTATGTGGGAAAAGTCGTTCCCTGATTGCTGGTTGGAAGGACGGTAAGGCAACTCCAACGGATGCAGACCTTTCTATCATTGCGGACCTCTACGGGGTGTCCGTGGCCTACCTGCGCGGCGAGGTAGACGCCCCTGCATCAAACGTCAAAAATGCTATGCAGCAACAACTTATGGACAGTGTACAAGGCCTGACCGATGATGAAATGCGAAAGGTTATAGAATACGTTCGCTTCCTGAAATTTCTGGATGCAGAACAAAAGGCAGACCCCCAATAAGGGAGCCTGCCCATGCTGAAGGATGCGTTACTGCTCCTTCAGCTGCCCGATGTACTCAAGCACCTGCCGGATCTGTTCAGGGGGTAAATCCTTGATTTCGTCCCGCAGAACTTCATCCAGCACTTCTCCGTGCTTCGGGTGTTCATCCGATGCTGCCATGTGCCATCACTCCTTCCCGGCTTACAGATAGGCCATTGAAAGAGTATGACATCTGTACTTTGCATTTCCAGCTTTTGGAAACATATACCAATGCTCGTGATAAAATAACAGGAAAGGTTATGGTGTGATATGGGATTCAGGTATAGAAAAAGCATTCGGCTTGGTGGTGGGTTCCGCATCAATATTTCTGGTAGCGGTGTTGGATACTCATGGGGTGTTCCCGGGTATCGAATCACCAAAACAGCGAACGGAAAAATCCGGCAAACCGCCTCCATCCCGGGAACCGGACTGAGTTATTCGACCGAGGAATCCATTTATAAATCTGCACGAAAAAGCGCTCTAAAAGAAGAACCATATACAGATACGGAAGTTATTCAATCTACCGACCGCGCAGACTATAAAAATTCCGACTTCAAGGCGCTTATGAAGCGAATCAACCGGGTTTGCTTTCTCAATAAAGCCTCACTTATCGTTGGGGCTATCGGCCTGCTCGCTTTCATCGTTCTTCATACACCGCAGCGGCTTTTCCTGACCATTTTGTCATTCATCGTATTTCTCTATGCCCACTATATTGCTCCTGTAAATTTGGAATACGACTTCACCGATGAACAGTTTGATGCCTACGAAGAATGGTATAACGCCTGGCGTAAATTATTTGCCTGTGATGCCGTTTTCTATGTACCCGAAACCCACACCAACAGCAGCGCAAAAAAGAATGGCGGTGCCGAGAAAACCGTATCCGAAGAAAAAGCTCTCGGAATGCCTGCACTCCCCTATTTTCTCAGAACAAATGTGCCTGTTTTTTCGGCCGCTCTGAATAAGAAGGAGTCCATTTATATTTTCCCGGATAAGGTGTTCTATCTCCACAATAGCAAAATCAGCGCATACGACCTTTCGGAGGTCTCTTTCAATGTCGATTCTGTCAACTGTGTCACGGATCAGGAGCATCTACCGGCGGATAGCAAGGTGGTCAAAGAAACTTGGCTCCGGGTCAATGCCGATGGTTCCCCCGACCGACGCTATAAGAACAACAAGAAATGCCTTGTCTGCGAATACGGCAGACTGCGCATCCGCTCTGACAGCGGACTAAATATTTATTTTCTGCTTAGCAATTCCGACAACGTAGACCAGTTCAAGGCAATTCTTCCACAATAAAAAAAGACCCCGGCCATTATAAAAATGGTCGGGGATTTATAAACTCTTCAGGAGGTATATTCGATGCCCTGCTATAAAGACGAAAAAACGGGAACTTGGTATTGCCAGTTTCGATATACTGATTTCACCGGAGCGCAGAAGCAAAAGCGCAAGCGCGGCTTCAAAACCCGCCGCGAAGCGCAGGAGTGGGAGCGGGAATTTCATCTGCAGAAAGCCAAAAGCTGTGATATGACACTTGCCAGCTTTGTGGAGTTATACTTCAACGACCGGGAGCATCATGTCCGTGGCACCACAATGGACACTAAGCGAAACATTTTTGACACCAAAATTGTTCCGCTTCTCGGAAATCGGAAAATGAACGAAATCACAGCCCTGGACATTCGAGACTGGCAACAGCGGGTCAAGGAGATGGGCGAAGCCACTGGTCTGCCTTATGCGGAAACGTATCTCTATACCATTCATGCACAGTTGACTGCCCTCTTTAACTATGCCCAGACATTCTACGGTCTGCAATTCAATCCGTGCGATGCAGCCGGCTACATGGGGTCCTCTATCGCCGGTGAAATGCTTATCATCACAAAAGACCAGTACGAGATTTTACGAAAAGAATTTCGCAATGAGGCCTATCTTCTGGCATTTGATATTCTATTCTGGACAGGATGCCGTGAAGGTGAAATGTTGGCGCTGCTGCCGAAAGACCTGACTGACGATGACCAGTTGCGAATCTATAAAACTTATCACCGGAAAAAGGGTCAAGACATTCTCGGTCCCACCAAGAATAGCAAAAAGGGCGGCAACAGAAATGTGCCTATCCCCCATTGGCTGGCAGAAGAATTTCGTACCTACTGTTCTAAACTATACGGCCTGACCCCAGATGACCGGGTATTTTACATGACCTGTACAGCCCTTAACAAAGAATTGACCCGCTGCACCCAGATAACCTATCTGCCGGACATTCGTGTCCACGATCTTCGGCACAGCCACGTTTCTCTCTGTATCGAACTTGGGTACTCTATTGTTCTGGTGGCCAAGCGGATCGGGGATACTGTTCCTGTTGTCATGCGGACATACGCCCATCTGTACCCCAATAAGCAGCAGGAACTCGTGTCAAGGCTGGAAACTCTCAGTACTTCCTCTTCCTCCAAGGATGAATCCGATTTGATGCCACTCGTCTAAGCCGAAAACAAATGATGTCACAGCCCGTTTTTTGATGTCATGATGTCGCAAAAGCCCCGGAAAGTTTCGATTCCTCGTTACTTTCCGGGGCTTTCAAATTATTCTCCGATAATAAACCGTGCTACCATTTCCGGCACATCCAGCAGGTGCTTTTTGCCACGGATGATGTCAAAATGATGTCAGAAGTCGATTTTTGCTCATTTTTCAATCGTAGATACGTTTATTTTTCAAATATTCCATTATTCGAGCTCTATGGTGGTTAGTTATCTTCTGTTATTATAGGCTGTTTTCTATTCTTTCCAGTGCCTATATTTCCTGCATTTCCTTGGTTCCCGTTGGCTTCTGGGTGCTCTTGTTACTTAGGTGTTACTTCGGTGTTACTTTCTGGCTCCACCAAACCCAGCTCCACAAGGTAGCGGTTCACGGCCTCGTTGATAAAGTCGCTGCGGCTCATGCGGCCGCTTTCAACGTTCTTTTCGCGGTCGTCAATGTAGTTGTCGATAATGTCCAGGGTTCCGGTGGGAAGGTGTACCGTGGTCGGCACCCTCCGGCTGGCTCCCTTCATAGGCCTTCCGTATGGCATTTTATTCCCTCCTGTTACTTGCTGCGGTGGCTCTCTGCTGCTGCGGCCAGAATATCAAGATCTTGCCGCAGCCCAGGGGCCAAGGCATCCACCCAGCGCGCCGGAATGGCCGAGAAGCCAAACCAGGCGCCCGCCAGGCCGCCGGTAATAGCCGCATTGGTGTCGGCATCGCCGCCCAGGTTTGCGGCCGCGCAGACGGCTTCCTCGAAGGTCTGGGCGTGTGCAAGGCAGCTCACGGCGGTGCACATACTGTCCGCCACATAGCCGCCCGCTGCATACGTCGCGGGCTTCTCCACGGACGCGTCGTAGAACGTGCCCTTCAAGCACTCGTGCAGGAAGTCGGCCACGTTGCCGTCCTGGTACTTATTAACCGCTTCTGTAAGTAAATATACCATTCTCGTATACAAAACGCAAGCCTCTGTTGACTTGTCCCCGCGGTGGGTCATTTCAGCAAACGCCCTTGCCTGCATCTCTGCGCCGCCCTTCGTGCTGCAATAAAGGCCAGGGTATACGGTGCGCATCAGAGCGCCGTTGCCCTCCACCGGGCGGCCACCGTCCCGCCTGGTCTGTCGTGCGGCCTCCTCCCAGTCCGCAGCCGTGGGAACGCCCTTCCAGCGAATACGGCCCAGGCGTTTTGCAACGGCAATGCTATGGGAGCAGGCGCCGCCAATGTCCTTCGGCTTGCTGTCAGCCCATGCAATAAACTGCTGTCCCACAGAAGCGACCAGATCCAGGCCGTTGTCCCCTTCCAGGGCATCCAGGATGCCGCGGGCAACGCAAAGGGTCATTTGCGTGTCGTCCGTCACCTCGCCAGGCTTCAAGTTCAGCCAGCCGCCGCCGATCATGTCGGTAACGCGGCCGTATGCGTCGCGGATCTGCCGGTCGCTCATAAATTCCAGAGGGCCGCCCAGGGCATCGCCTACGGCCACGCCGTACAAGGCACCACGGATTCGGTCAAGCTGCTTTTCGTTGATTTTCTTCATTTTTGTTCCTCCTTACGCATGGACCGCAGGGTCGAAACCCTGGGCCTTTATGTTCTTCGCCCAGGCCGTCACCATGGCGGCAAGGTCTTTTTTCATGGCCGGGTAGTATTTTGTTGGCTTCCCGTCCACATAGTCTTTGTAAACTTCCCAATAGCGGCCGATGTAGTCGTTCTGGTATGTAAGCGGCTCCACGGTACCGGCTTCCCGGTCAACGCCCATGGTCACATCCGGGTCCCGCATAAGGTCGCCGTTCTGCTCCCCATAGTGGGCCACGGAATACACTGGGCGGCCCTCGTGGTCATTGTAGCCCAGGGCCTCGATGCACAGATCCATATAGCCCGGGGCCGTGAACTTCAAGGCCTTTTCTTCGGTGCCGTCCACGGCATCTAAGAAAGGCGCCAGGGTCTTGTAAATCGTTTTTTCGCTCATGCCTTTTCCTCCCGCTCCATCAAAATTTCCGAATCGTGCGCCACCTTCCGCAGCGCGGTGAGGCTGGCTGTCACCTGGGCCAGCGTGGCAGCGTGAACGGCCACCTCTTCGGCCCAGGTCGTCGGGTCCTCGCCAGCAGAAAGCAGCCGGATTGAATCGGCCAGGTGCTCCGCTTCAAGTTCCGACATAACGATCTGGCCGTTCAACTGCTGGTTGAAAAATTTAATCTTGTCCATGCTCTGCGCTCCTCTCTGCGGTATGGTTCCCGCGACCTTGCCCGGCTGGCTGCCGGGTGGTTTCGGCCCTTTCCTCGGGCCATCGTCAGGCGGGGTTATTCAGGGCGAGTATTCCACGCTTCAATGGTTCGTTGCCTGCCCAATTCCCCGCGATGTTCATAAAAATCGCGGGTAAATGTGATATTGCATTTCGGGCATCTAATCCGAATGCCCTCAGTATTAGATTCAGTGATGGTCGTATGCTCCTGCCCGCAGAAAGGGCAAGGCTTCAGCGCTTCCTTTTTCATCGTTCACGCCTCCTTCACTTCCACGCTCTTAATGCTGTTCTCAACGTAACTGCGGCCACGGAGGTGCTCGCAGCTCCAGCAAAAGCCAATTCCGCGCTCTCTCAGAAAATACCCTGCCTTGGTGTTGTCCTTTCCACTAAAGGCAGATTGAAGCGCCCAGGCCTGGGCGTCCTCCACCAGGATCATTGCGCTGGCCTCGCCGCGCTCGCCGTTCTGGATGGTGTCGTAGGTAAAAATAACGTTCTTCATGGCTTAGTCCTCCTTGTTTTCTTCCTTCTGCTCGATTTCAAGCAGTTCACTGCAAATTCTCTCGGCTTCCTCGCTTGTCATGTGGAACTGTTCAACCAGATCAGGAAAGGCGTCTGCTCGCCAGCCTCCCGCATAAAGGGAAGCTGCGGTGTATTGATTGTCGTACTCCTCTTGGCCTCCGCAGCGCAGATCGTCGCGCCAGTTCTCGTAATCGGCCTCTGTCACATTCAGCATCATGGTTGTGTCCTCCCTGCCTTAGTGCACCTTAATCAGCGTCCCACTGTTCAGAATATACCATTCTTCACCGTTCTTCACGGTCGTCTTGCAGCCCTGTGCTTTAAGCAGCATCCGCATTTTTGCCAGCTGCTTTTCGGTGCACTGCATCCAGAAGAACCCGGCGTAATTGAACCATTCGTTGCTCTGGATGTTCACAGAGCGGGCGTTCTCGAAAATACGGTTGAAGGTGCTGGTTTTCATGGTCTGTTCCTCTCCTCTCATGCCTGGAATACCGGGCACACAGCCCCGCGGAAACGGGTGAGCCGGATTGCGTGGTTCAGTTCCTTTTCGCTCATGCAAGCGGCAGGAATCTTGCTGACAAAGCCAATCGCCCACCAAAGGCCCTGCACCGTCTGGCGGTCCAGAACGGCCCGGCGCTCTGCGTCGGTCTTGGCTGCGTTGTACCGCTTCAAGGTGCTTTCGCAGCTTGCAATGAAGTTGGCCGGAATGTTAATGGAAAGTGCGTTCATGGTTTTGCCCTCCTGTTGTTGTGTGTTGCTGTTCTCTACGCCTTTATTATAAACCGCATCGGTTTATAAGTCAAGAGGGAATTTTGCGCTTTTAGATTATTTTTAGGCAAAAAGAAAAAGCCCCACTTCCAGCGTACTGCCAGAAGTGGGGCTTTCGTGTGCTTTTAGGTGTGGTTCATGCGGGTATTACTGCTGCGCAGCCTTGGCCGCCTTGTTAAGGTCAATCTGGGCCTGGATGCGGGTAGTCAGATAACCCACGGTGTCGTCGCCGGAAATTTCCTTGATGTAGTCCAGCGCGTCCTTGCTCAAGCTCTTAATTGCTGCGGAAATGGCGCCGTTCAGAGCCTTGGCCTGGGCGTCTTTGTCGAAAGAGCCGGACGCTTTCAGGTCGTTTACATAGGTCTGGTTCATGGCTGCCACAGCGTTTGCCACAGCGTCGGTGATCTCGTGGCATACGCGCTGGATGGTTTCGTTCTTCACCTTCTCGGCCGTGGAGGCGTCAATGGCAGCAGCGGCCTTGTGGATGTAAACGGTCACAAGGGGGGAGCAGATGGTCAGGGCGGCGAAAAGAAGCTGGGTCAAAATCTCTTTCATGGTGTACTCCTTTCAAATTTAGCGGATAACAGAAAGCCCGGCCCTCTGGATGATGGCCGGGTAGTTCTTATAGGCGTGGTTCAGGTCCACGTTGCCGGTAATGCCGGGGATGGTGCCCTCGCTGGTATACTGCCAGATTCCATGCTTGCGGGCGGGGCGCTTGCCGCGGTAGTCTGCGATCCACAGGTCAAAGGCTTTCAGGGCGTCCATGTCAAGCTCCGTGTTTGCGTAGCTGGTATAGGTGTAGACCATGGCGTAAAGGCCCCAGGCCTCGATCTGCTTGGCTGCGCCCGCCACCAGGGCAGACAGTTCCTTGGCGGGGATGGGTTTCAGCTTGTTGTCCTCCACGTCCACCGCGACAGGCAGCTGGAAGGTTTTTCCCTTCAACGCCTGCTTCACCTTTGCCAGCTCAACGGCCCGGGCGGCCTCGTTCTGGGCGTAGGTGTAATAGTAGGCGCCAACCGGGATACCCAAGCGGACGCACTCTGCATAGTTGCGCTCAAACTGGGGGTCAATGTAGACACCGCCGAAGTTCTTATTGGTGGAAACGGTTTTCAGGATCGCACCGTCAACCTTCCCGCTACGCTTCACGGCGTCCCAGTCGATGGCCCCCTGCCACCGGCTGGCGTCCAGGTATCTGTAAATCATTTTTTAGCTCCTTTCGTCTAATAGTTTGCGGTTTCGTCTAAAATGCGGCAGAGGTTAGACGATTGTTCACAGAAAATCGTGACTTTCCAAAAGCTCGTCGTAAACGCGGTTGATGTTGTCGATGGCATGGACACACTTGCCGTTGGGAAAGTCGTCGTGCGCATGGCAAAAATCTTCATAGTCCTTGATGGTGTCAAGCACTTCATCAAAGTGTTCTTTGGTGTGCCGCCTGTCATGAATCAGTTCGTCGTTAAATCTGAGGATCTGCGTTCTCCAAAGGCTGGCGGTCTGAGCGTCGTCCTTTTTGATGTGCTCGTCCAGTCTTTGCCGCGTTTCGTTCTGGCACTGCTGCATCGTGTCAAGGCGGGCCGTCACATCGGCATTCAGGCGACGACCAACAAAGCGGATGATGGCCGACCACGGGTTGATTTTGATGGGGGTGATCTCGATGAGGGTCATAATGACTAAAAGCGCAGGGGTAACGATGGCAGGCCCCCACGCTTCCCAAATTGCTTTTAGGCTCATTTCAGGTATCACCTCCCGTCTGCTCGGATTTCGGGCGCAAGTCCGCGCCGCAATTCCTCATGCAGCAGTCCACCATCAGAACGCCGAACTCTGCACGCTCGGTGCTCATGTTCTCGCCCTGCGCTTCAAGCCGGGTCAACAGCTTCTCACACAGCTCAGGCCACGTCATAGTCGTCACCGGTGATGCGCTTGTAATCCTCGGCGGTGATCTCGCCCTCGGTCACCCGCTTGGCCAGCTCCCGCTTGACCCCGGCGCGGCGGCTTGCGGGCATCTCTGCCCAAGTCTTAGTGCCTGCAATCAGGCGGTTTGCCCAGATAATGTTCATGGTGATACCTCCTTATTCCTTGTTCAGCGCTGCGTCCAGCTCACACAGCGCGGTTTCGATGTCGGTCAAGCGCTTCTCGTTGGCCGCGTCCTGTTCGCACAGGGCATCTTCCATTTCAGCCACACGGTCGGGCAACTGTTCGTGCTCCTGCTGCTTCTTGGCTGCGGCTTCCTTCTCCTGCCGGGTGGGCAGATTGTCCTTTTTCCACTGAATCATGGTGACTGTCCTCCTTACTGGAATGCGCCGGAAACGGCTTCGATGTAGCCGCCCTCGCCGGATTCGCCGCGCTCCACGCTGACGCGGAAGTTAAACGCCGCGCCGTTGGTGGCGGTCTTATTCTCAAAGACGATGTTCACGCCTTTTTTTACCTCGGTCGTGGCATCCTGCCAGACCGGGGAGCTGTCGAGTGCGTTGTTGGTCACTTCGGCTTTGAACTTCGCATCATCGGGGATGGAGCCGGTCACCTGAAGCACGGCAACGGTAATGTCGCCCTCAACGGCCAACGGTTCAGCCAGCGTCACGCTTGCGGCGTGGACGGCCTTGGTAAAGGTCGCGGACGTGCTGACGGTTTCCTTGCCGTCGCTCACCTCAACGGTGATGGTGTGGTTGCCGTTCAGGATTTTCTGGAATCCGGCAGCGCTGGCCGTCTGCTCAAAGGTCAGGGCCGTGCCGCTGGCAACGCCGGTGCGGGTCTTGGTGGTCTTGCCGTCCAGCTTTTCGGTGACGGTCAAGGCGTCGCCGTCGGCATCCCTGACGGTGTACTTCCACGCAAAGGCCGCGTTCTTCCGCCCCAGAGCTGCGCCGTCCGTGCTGACGGTAGGTGCAGTGTTGACACTGACCGTGCCATCGTCAGAGACCACGAGTGTAGAGGGAAGAATGAAAGCGGGGCGAACACCATAGGAGTTGCAGCACCAGTGGCTGAGGCTGGAGCCACCGGTGCTGACGTACCAGACGTAGTTGTCATGGCTGGTGTGCGGAGAGCGCAGCCACCAAATGGCAGCGGAGCTGCCATTGTATGCAATACGCTTGCTGTTACCGCTGGAGCTGTTGCCAAAGTATGCCAGCCTCACACCGTCCTTCGGGAAATAGCCGTTGTCGCTGGTCGTCCAACCAACCTCATAACCAGACAGCAGGAATACTTTCGTGCTCAGGCCATTGGAGCCGGTGGCAAGGCTGCCGCCGGAACCAGTGCCGTTCTGGTACGGGATTTTCACCTGCTTAATAGCCGCCCGGATGTTGCTGTCGATGAGGTTGTAGAATGTTCCGTTCAGGTATGTGTGGATGCTGGAATCCTTGTAGGAGTTATTGTTGCCGAACGTTGACATTGTGTAGATGTCCTTCATCAGCAGCCACGTTCCGGCGCAACTCGAATCATAGGTGCTGGTATTCGGATTGCCCTGCTGCACGACAATAAAATCTTTGGACGCGCCGTTGACTTTGATTTTGACAATGCTGCCAACGGCTTTCGTGCCCAGTTTTACGTTTGCCATTGTTACCTCCTTGTTTTCGTTCAGGCCCACGGCATGATCTCCGCGGGCCGCGTGTTCTGCGATACAGAGAGGGACAGGGCTTTGTGCTGCTTCTTGTAGATGCAGCGGCATTGCCTCGCCCGCCGTCTGTCACGCGCGAGTTTGTTCGAGTTGATTTTTCGATGGATAGGGATTTTACAGTCAAGCAATTTTTCGAGCCGGTCAGCGTACTTGCGGCGTAAAGAGTAAGTATCACCATGGGCGGCATGGGCATCCCACGCATCAAAGCTCAGCAGGATTTCCTGCTTGGTCGCTTCGCCTGCGGGGTATGCCGTCTCCCAATACTTGATCTTGTTCTTCATCCGCTTGGAGCTATCCCGGCGCAGCTTTTGGATGACCGCGCCGGTGTCGGTCAGGTAGCTATGGAATCCCAGAAAATCAATACCGTTCCGCAGCGGGAAGATGGCGGTTTTCTGGTTCAGCTCAAGGCCGTAACTGTCCATGAGCGCCCGAACATCCCGGAGAATGCACTGCAATTTCTTCTTGTCCGAACAGATGATATAGAAATCATCCATGTATCGGCCATAGTATTTGATGCGGTACTTCTCTTTGATGATGTGGTCGAACTCGTCCAAAAACATGAGGGCGAAAAGCTGGCTCGTCTGGTAGCCCAGCGGCAAGCCGTCCTCCATCACGTCGATGTAGATGCAAAGCAGCTCATAGACACGCGGGTCAACGCCGCGCTTGTCCAGCACGGCTTTGAGCTTGCGTTTTAGCTTCCGGTGGTCGATGCTGGCGAAGAAATGCCGCACGTCGCCTTTCAGCACCCAGCCGTCCGCGCCGTGGCCCTCACGGCGGTAATAGTCCACCATGTGGGTTTTCAGGCGCATCAGGCCGTCGTCTGTGCCTTTTCCGGTCTGGCTGGCGTGGCTGTCCCGGATAAAGCTCTTTGTCAGGGCATCATACAGGATGTTATCGACCAGAGCGTGCAGCACCACCTTGTCCACAAATGCGGGGGCGTGTACCATGCGGCGCTTCGGCTCGTAGACGGCAAAGACCTCAAACTTACTTGGCACATAGCGTATCTGCTGCCGAATGCTCCCGTCTGGCTGCCGCACATTGCAGACAGCCAGCTTACGGGAGAGCTTTTCCGTGCAGGCCAGCGCCTGCGCCTCGTACTCGATTGTTTTGCTTTTACTGCGCTTTCCCTTCCGGGCTTCAAGGTAGGCTTTGTAAAGTACCTCAAAGCTGCACAGTTCTTCGTATGTCAAAATGACCCTCCGCTGGTTCGCGTTGCGGTAGTGGGCTGCATCCGGCAGGGATGGCCCACCTCAGCGGGATGTATTTATCACTTGCCTGCATCGGCAAGCGACAGGATGCGGTTTCCTTTGATGGGCGCACTGCTTTCAGCTTATGCCTACTCGTCACACGGTTCCATCAGAGCGGGGCGAACACCATAGGAGTTGTTGTACCAGTTGTTGTTGTTGGAGCCATCGGTGTTGACGTTCCAGACGTTGTTGTTATTGTTGGTGTTCGGAGAGCGCAGCCACCAAATGGCAGCGTCAGACAAACAAACCGCACCCTTTATGCAAAGCGGTTGCCCGCTGTGCGTTTACGGTTCCGGGTAAAGGACGGCTTTCAGGGCGGCAGCCTGTTCGGTCAGCCGTTTCCGTTCCGCTTCTGCCCGGAGTTTTTCGGCACGTCCGCGTTCCGACGTGAGCCACTTCATCGCCGGGTATTTCACGTCCGTTACCTTTTTCGTCCAGATGCCGGATTTCTTCACGCTGATAATGCCGTCTTCTGTGCAGAGTTGCAGGTATTGCAGCATCAAAGAGCAGCCGTCAATGACAGCGCCGATCTTTTCAAGGCGCTTGTCATAGTCGGTCTGAAAATTGACGTTGTTTGCTGCATAGGCATCCAGCAGGATTTGCCGGGCGGTCATGCGAATGCCCTCTCCATAAAGCCGGTAGGTGCTTTTGGTAAAGCCTTCTCGGTTTTTCGTATCGAGGGCATGAACGGCAGTTTCGCACACTCTCTGAATGTCCTTGGCATCTTCAAGGGCCGCCGCCTTCTGAAATACCGCCCGCGCATCGCTCCGGCTTATATCGTCGGACACGGTGCGCGTTGCCCGCAGGGTGTATCGCAGAAGTTCCTTTGCATTGCGCCCAACTTTGAACGGTTGTTCAGCCATCAGAACTCCACCCTTGCCTGATCTGCGTTCCACACGCCGGCGACGGTCAGGCCGTCAAGGCTGCCGAACGTGGCGCTGAACGGGTTCTTGGTGACGTTCGTGCCGAACTTCAGCTCAATGGCCTTGATGCTGGCGTTCATAGCTGCCACACTGGCACGGATGTCGCCGTGGGCGTTGGCCGCTTCGTTGTGGGCATCTACCGCCGCGCTGATGCGCTGGTCGGTCTCGGCCTTTTTGTAGCCGTCCACATCCCACCGCTGGCTCTCGGTCAGGTGGCCGTCTGCATCCAGCGTGGCAATGCCGCCCGGCACGCCGATCTGGTCAGTGCGGACAACATCTTCATCCGGCGCATTGCCGGGGCCTGCGTTAAAAGAACCGTATGCCATTTAGGTTCCCCCTTCCTGTGCATCCGTGTATTTCACGGTGCTTGTAATGTGATACTGTGCAGAAATTTTCTCGGTCGGAGCTTTGGCGGCCCTCAGCCGCAGCTTTCCTTCGAGGCTTTCGGTCGCAATAAAGCCCACCGCACCCGCCACATCGTAAAATTCCGGCAGTACCGTAACATCCACAATGTCGGTAGCCAACAGGCCCGCAATAGGGATGTCACAATAAAAATAGCCGGGGAAAGAATCATCTTCGCCCCAGCCATCGACCGGAATCGTAAAAGACACCGCAGCCGTGACATCCTGCTTTTCGTGCAGGATGTCATCAGTTTCCTCGAATCCGTTTGCAGTTGCTTCGGAAAGGTCTCCGAGTGCGGTGTTGCACTGCTTGATGTGGCTGCAAAGCGCGGCAAGCCCTGTGCCCAAAAGCGTTTTGATCTTCGCTTTTGCCATAGAGCTTACCTCCTCATGTCTTAGTCAGCCAGCAGAGCGGCGATCTCCTCTGCGGAGAAGTCCTCCACATCCTCGTCGTGCAGAACATTCTCCGGCTCGGTGTACACGACGACTTCCTTGCCGTCGATGTTCACATTGCCGTTGGTGGAGCTGGCGGCAGTCTTGGTTGCGCCCTCAGAGACACCGGCCAGCTTTTCGCCCTCGGCATCGGTCATCAGGCGCTTACCGGTCTCAGCAGCCACGAAGTCGGCAGGCTTCTTACCGCTGTCGGTCAGATTGCCCTCGCCATCCAGTGCAGCAAAGTTGCCGGTGGTGGCACCGGTGACCTTATCGGCCTTGCCGGAGATGTCCACTTCCTTAGGGGTGGGAACATACAGACCATCATCCTTCAGAATCAGGGCGTTGCCGACAGCAGCGGAAACATTGACCTTGACATCCACCTCATAACCAGCGATGGTAACGGTGGTAGATGCATCCTTGCCGGTGGTCTTTGCGGCGTAGGTATCGACCAGAGCAGCCATGTTCAGGAAAGAGTAGGTGCAGCTGTCGGGGTTCTCACCCTTGACGGCCAGAACCATGACCGGCTTGCCGTCCAGCTTGGGGTCGGTGGCGCCGGGATAGGTGGTGTCGGAGAACTTGAACTTGCCGACGAACGCGGTCTTGGTCTGGTCGAGGAACATCTCGGTCGGGAAGTCCATGGAGAAAGCAGCTGCGCCGGTCATGCCGGTGTTGGTGTAGAAGTTGACGGTGTTACCGGTCACCTTCACGGCCTTAATGGCGGCGTTGGCAGCGGTCTCGACCGGGGTGAAAGCGTCCTTCTTGACGAAAGTCTTCTTGATCTCGGCGGTCAGGTTGCGGATGGTGGTCTTGGTAGAAATCTGCTTAGACATAGTAGTGTCCTCCTAAAATTATTTCAGCATATCAACGATTTCCTGCTGCGTTTCTTCCTCGTTCAGCAGGTCTTCGCTCGTCATAACGGTTTCTTTGCGGACAGTCAGCGCGTTTGCGCTGTCAAAGTCAAGGCCTTCGCCAATGCGGACGGCAATAGCGCCGCTCGCGTCACGCTTCAAGCCCTGACCGATGCTTACGCTACCGGTTTCACCCGAACCACCTCCTTTCCCGAACAGGGTTACGGTCGCCTGAATGTCTGCTTCCGGGATGCGCTGAGAAAAGAATCTGATGAAACCATCATGCGTTTCGCACCCGTTCAGGACACCCGCTTTGGTCGTAGTATAGAAGCTGCCGGGAGATACAACGCCAACGGGTACAAGCTCACTGGTGCTGTCCGACAGTTCTGCATCATAGATACACTGGTAGTAATCCATACCACCGGCATTTTCGTAATCATCCTCGCTGCGGGCGGGCTTCCACCCGTCCGCTGCAAGAGTGAGTTCGTAGGAGCCATAGTAGCCGCCGCCCGTACCGCCGTCCACCTGCTCCTTGATAAGGGCCTTGACCTGTTCTTCGTTCAGGATTTCCCCGGATTCAGACAGGTTCTTCACGGCAGCGCTGACCGCTGCCGTGATGGTCGCTGCATGGGCATCAGCGGCGGCGTTGTGCTTCTCAATTTCGGCCTTGACCAGCTTCATCAACGTCTGCACCTGAGGGTCAACGGTGATGGACAAGTTGGCTTCTGCCGAAACGGCCAGCAGAACGGCGATTTCAAACGAAAACTCGGAGTTTGTGCTTGCGGCAGGGACTTCAATGCCGCGCTCGTCCTGCATCAGGAACAGGAGTGTTTCGGCGCCGTCATTCAAGACACCGAAAACGCCGATCTGGTGCATAACGTAGGTGTCTGCTGCACCGGTGACCTGAATGCTGACCTTACGGGCGGTTTTGCCGTCGTCTGTGACGGTTTCGATGCCCAGCAAGGACAGCTCGTGCGTGTTGCCGCTGACTGCGGTTTCTGCCGACAAGTCGGTGTCAACAGAGCCGGTGCCGCTCACGGCGCGGGTGATGGTCAGTGCGCCGCCGGAGAGAGATTCCGACAGCAGGGCGGCACCGGCTTTCGTGTAACTGGATTTTTCCCAACTCACGTTGTCTGTCCTCCAATCGTAATGGTTACGGTTTCATGTGTGTGTGCAAGCCTGCCTGCGGCATAGGCTTGCGCGGAAACGGATTTCGGGGCAATGATTCCGGGGAGCTTAACTTCCGCCATCATCCTTGCCGATGCAGCAGCTCCGGCGGTGTATGCCGTAGCACCAACAGCTCGCGGCTGAATCACACCCGGCAGCCGGATGGTGCAGGATGCATTAACATTGTATAATTTCCCGGAAATATACGCGAGCTTCGTTTTCGGCTGATACAGCAGAGATAGGCGATATGTCAAATGCGACGGTTTAATTTTCTTTATCTGCTTTACAATGCGAAGAACATTTACTTCCTCCGCATCATCTGCTTTCAGATAAACGCCAAAAGTATACGGTGCGATATACTCTCTAATTTCCACGTCACATTGCGTTGTTGCTTCAAGAATCCTTTTGAAACGTTCCGGGTTCATCGGAGCACGGGCGCCGCGGCGGGCGATTATGTCCGCCCGGCGGGCTGCCAGGCTCCGGCTCTCGTCCACCTCGATGCCGTAACGCTGCTCCCAGTAGCGCAGGGCCCAAGTTGCCGTTTCCGGGTTTGCCTGCTCCCGCAGTTCCGAGAAGCGGATCTCCGCGTCGTCCACCTCCTGGCCCATGACCTCATAAAGCCACTTCGCCACATAGGACCGCTCATAGATAGGCGAAACGCGGGAGATCATGCGCTGGGAAACGCGGTTTTCGGGGAATTTTTCAAGGTCGAAGTTCTTCCGGGTGCTCATTCGCTGGTCGCCTCCGTGTCCTTGATGCCGTAGATTTCACCGGTGCAGGGGTAGTCTGCCGGGTCCAGCGGAATGTCTTTCACGTCGCCGTTTACAAGGACCTTGGAGAAGTTCTTCACGCCCTCGGTGCGGGTCAGTGCCGCGTGGATCTCGTTATACTTCACCAGGCTGTCAGCCTTGGCGGTGATGTAATACTCAATCAGCGCAGAACGGAAGGTTTCTTCCACCTCCGTTGCGGTCTTGGCGCCGTCCAGCTGCAAACCCTCGACGGAAATGTTCACCACTTCGCCCTCGGGGGCCTGCACCAGAAGGATTGCGCCCACAGGTGCCTTGCGTTCAATCCGGTTGTCATCCCTCATAATGTGGTCATACACGTTTTGGATAATAGAGCCGTTGGCGGGCTCGCCGGAAGAATCCAGAATAATAAGGCGCACCCAGTTGGGATGCGTCTTTTCATACTGGGCATCAACCAGTACCGTGCCCACGCCGGAAACCTCTTTGGCCCAGCGGATATAGTCCGCGTCGCAGCCCACAAAGGATTCGCCCGAAGTTTCGTCATACTCCGCAATGCGCAGGCGGAGGGATTCGTCGTCTTCCTCCTCTGCGCCGCCGGTGATCTTGTCGGCGTTGTTCACAAGGGTAACGCCTGCAATCGGGTCCATCATAATTGTAATGACTCCCGCGCCCACGTTGCCGGTTGGGCCGGGCTCTACGGCCGTTACAGCAACGTCAACGGTGCCGTCCTCCCCGTCGGTCGCCTCGCCAATGTAGGCCGCGGAATCCGTGGCGTATTCAATGGCGGGCACTCCGCCGCAAGAAGGCACACAGACCACAGTCCCCTCCGGGATCTGTGTGCCAGGCGTACCGGTGAAGGTAACGATACCGGCCGCAGCGTTCGCCGGGCGTCTGGAAAGGCCGTCAGCCCTGGCGTGGCCGTCAAGGTATGCACCATAGGACCACGCCGGAAACATCAGCTTCAAGGTTTCCACAAGGTGGAAATTCAGAAGTTCGTCCTTTTCAAGCGCTGTCGGATAGGTAAAGTCCCAAGGGAAACCGCCTTCGGTGTCGTCAATGTCGGGCGGGAGGCTTTCCATCATGCGCGCCTGGATCTGCTCTGCCGTTTCGGTTTTCAGCCAGTCAGGCGGAGAAAATGCCGGAATTGTGGCCATGCTCTCACCTCCTTACTTTGAAAAGTTCAGGTTGACGGTCTGGATCTCGTCATAGCCGCGGCCCTTTATGTTAAATGCGCAATCGCAGCTGTCCGGCCCGTTCCATGTAAACGTGAAGTCGCGGCAATACTCTGTTTTGGGGTTTGCCATGATGGCCTCAATAATAGTCCGTTCCAGACTAGCTTCCACGCTGGCGTGGTCGCTCTGTGCAAGCGAGATTTCAAGCTCTGCGCCGTACTTGGTCGAATACGCCAGAAAGGCGTCCCGCTCCGTCATAACGGTTTTCATGCACCACTGCATATAGGCTTCGCGGCCGCTGGCTCCTGCCATGCGTCCGGCGCCGTCAAGGCGAAAATCGCCGGTCGCGTAGTCAAAATAAACAGAGGGTTTATATTGCTGCTTCCGGCTCTCCTCGTTCTTCTTTGTGACGAAGTCGGGGACTTCAAAAACGGGGTAAAGCTGCTTTTCAGCCATGGGAAAGTCCTTCCTTTCGTCTGGTTATTTTTTCAGGTCCTCCGCCGGGCAGATAATATCCACCACAACGGCCTCCGACTGCACCCAGGCCACCAGAACACGGTCCCCGGGTTTCAGGCGGCGCATTTTCTCGGGAATCAAAACGTGGTGCTGGTGGGCGCCCTCCGGTCCTCCGCTTCCCGCGTTGCTCTGCGGCGGGTCTGGCGGGTCTGGTTGAGCACTGGCTGCCACGCCAATCGATCCGGTGCAAGGCTTTCCGAGAGAATCCTTTAACTTTGAAACAACATTGTGTTCATGCTCTCCGCTGCCCGGAGAGCCAACGGCCTGGGTCTTCGCCAGAATGTCCCCGGTTTTGCCAAGGGTCAGCTGACGGCAGACGTGGTAATCTTCTACCGGAATCGGAATGGAAAAGGTGTTCGTTTGGAGGCTGTAATCATCCATGATCTCGCCAAAATCAAGGACAAGAGCGGAATTTCGGTCATGGTCCTTTTTGCTCTGACCGGCCAAAACCTGGGCCAGGTGGTTCACCCCCTTGTTGCCAGAACTCGGGTTCACTGTTTCCTCCTTCCGTTATTTTGAAAAGGTACCTTCATCCACCCAGCCGTAAACGTGCGTTTCGGCCCAGTTCTGATAGATCAGATGGTACGGGTGTTTTGCACCTTTCTTTATGATGGTTATTTTAGCCTTGCCGGGCGAAAGGTTAGTGCTTGCGGCCTTTGTATCGGTGGAAGCCTTGTAATGGCTGCCACCGGCAAAGTTCACAATATCGCCCACCTTGTACTCGTCAGAGTCCTTCTTGTTCCCGGCCGGGTCTTCGTCCAAAACCTTAACGGTCATGGTCATTGTGCGGTTTGCGGCATCGTGCTGCACTCCCAGCACAGTGCAAAAGCCGTTCACGGTCCTGGCCGCAGCCCGGATTTTGTCGCCCTTGCGGATGAACGGAAGATCTGCGCCTTTCAGGGTGGTTTTCCGTGTAGGTTCTCCCTTTTCGTCAAGGGTCTTCTGTGCGGCGGACTTGGCCTGCGCGGCCGTATCGTCCGAACTGCGGGTATAGATCCGCTGCCGGATGCCGTACTCCGTTTTCCCGTCCAGGGTGGCTTCCACAGACCGCTTCTGGGTCTTCTTTTCAAGGCCTATCACCTTAACGCGGGTCACAAGGTCGGCCGTGCTGATCTTGTCTCCGCTCGTCGTCAGGTTGTCGTCCTCGTCAAAGTGGTAAACTGTTTCGTTGGCGTTGATGGGCAGAACGTTCACCTTGCCACCGCTCATTCTTATAACGTAGTTGTCCGCGCCGTGCTTTTCGGCATCGTCCAGAAGCTCCGTTATAATGTCCCCCAGATATTCCGCTTTGAAAAGCGTTTTTGCGTGGGGCTTGTCCGGGCCCTTGTATTCTCCGGCCGGGATTCCCCAATCGGAAAAGATGGCGTTCAGGGCGGATTTCGTGCCGGTTCCAGCCTTGATATAGCGGTCCGTCACGATCTTGCAGATGA